TAGACATTGCTGCTGCTCTGTGTCGGCCCTTTGAAGGGCTGCGGCTAAAGCCGTACATCTGCCCAGCGGGCTACCCAACGATTGGCTACGGAACCGTTTTCAAGCCAGACGGCACCAAGGTAACCATGGAGCACCCTCCGATCAGCAAGGAGACCGCTGAGGAGTGGCTGGTGCATGAGTTGAGGCACAACTACCTGGCTGGTGTTTTGAAGGCCTCTCCGAGCCTCCTGGCGCGTCCGCGGGCCCTCGGCGCCATGACGGACTTCGCCTACAACCTGGGTGTGGCCAGATACCGGGCCAGCACGCTGCGCAAGCGGGTGGACGCTGGCGACTGGGAAGACGCCAAAGAGCAGCTCATGCTTTGGGTGCGCGGCGGCGGCAAGGTTCTGCCCGGCCTCGTAAAGCGTCGCAAAGCCGAGGCCGCTCTCTTGTAGTACAGGGAGCTATCACAATGCTGTCTTTCCACCTACAATCTTCTGCGGGTCACTGCGTCTGCAGTGCTCTCACTGGCTCGCTTCGGCGGGCCATTTTTGTTTGAGGTCTCCGCATGGCTACTACCGTACCCAACAACCCGTTCAACGTCACCGCAGGTTCGACGGCGCAGCAAAAGGCTCAGGACTACAACCGCCTGTTGGGTACTGGTATGACGGACGCGCAGATTCGCCAATCTGCTGCAGGCGTGTTTGGTGAGCAGTCCGATGAAAACTGGGGCTACTTGCGCAACTTGGCGCAAGGAATGAGCCCTGCGCCCGCACCGGATCCCGCGCCGGCGCCTGGACCTACCCCCGCGCCAGCCCCCGCCAGCACGGTTGGTTTGGTCAGAGAAGCCATGACCAGCACTCCACTGCCGACGATGCAAGCCGCGCGGTTTGAGGCTCAACAACGTGAGGTCGATCGTCCGAACGAGACCGCGGCTGCACAAGTGGAATCTTTGCTGGCCAAGGATAGCCCGCTGATGCAGCGTGCGCGCACGCTGGCGCTGCAGAACATGAACCAGCGTGGACTGGTCAACAGCTCCATGGCGCAGGGCGCTGGCGTGGCGGCCATGATTGACCGCATCACGCCGATCGCGCAGCAGGATGCGCAGACCTACAGTAACCAGGCGCTGGCGAACCAGAGGTACGCCAACGAGGGCGGCATGTTCAATGCCGGCGAGCAGAACAAGTTTGGCATGCAGGCTGGACAGCAGGCGTTTACGAGTCGAGAGAGCGCGCTTGATCGCCAACAGCAGTCAATCCTTCTGCAGGCTCAGCAGGAATTCACTGGTGCGCAAAACAATCTTGACAGGGCTCAGCAGCGCTTCCTGCAAGAGCAAAGCATTGCCGCTCAGAAGGACTTGCAGGATGCGCAGCAAAAGTTCCAGGCAGCACAGAACAATCTGGACCGGCAACAGCAGATGACGGTCTTGAGCGCGCAGCAATCGTTCCAGGCCGGCCAGTCTGGGATGGATCGATCATTGCAGCGTGAGCTGCAGACGTCGCAGCAACAGTTCACGGGCGCAGAGAACTTGGCAGGTCGCACGTTTGAGGCCCAGCAGCGCGGCCTTGATCGAACCCAGCAAGTGACCCTAGCCCAAGCTGCGCAGGAATTCCAAGCCTCCCAGGCCGAGAAGGATCGCGCCCAGCAGATCATGCTGGCCGACAAAAGCATTACGGCTACGGCTGCTCTGGAGAGGGCCCGGCAAGAGTTCCAGCGGGCAGAGAGCGGGCTTGACCGCGCCCAGCAAACGAACTTGGCCTCGGCAGCCCAGGCCTTCCAAGCCACGCAGAATGAGAAGGACCGAGCTCAGCAGCTCATGCTGACCGACCGCAACATCTCGGCGCAACAAGCACTTGAGACGGCGCGGCAAGAGTTTCAGCGAACCGAGAACGTCGCCGGCCGGACCTTTGAATCTGGCGAGCGTGCGCTGGACCGCACGCAGCAAGCGAACCTGGCATCGGCAGCCCAGACCTTCCAGGCCTCCCAGGCCGAGAAAGACCGGGCCCAGCAGATCATGCTGACCGACCGCAACATCACCGCCCAGCAGGCGCTTGAAACTGCGCGACAGAGCTTCCAGCGCGGTGAGTCTGCGCTGGACCGCGCTCAGCAGCAGACTCTGGAAACTGCGCGACAGAGCTTCCAGGCTACGCAGGCTAATCTTGATCGCGAACAGCAGACGGCCATGGTCAAGCTGCAGAACAGCCTGTCGCAGTCCAATGTCTCCGGCACCTTCGCGGCCAACATCACGGCCAACACCAGCTCTGCGATCAACGCCATCATGGCCGACGGCAACTTGACACCTGACGCCAAGCGGGGCGCGATCGACAACATCATCGCCAACGCCAACAGCACGCTGCAGTGGGGCTCGACGTTCTACAACACGACGCTGCCAGGCATGTCTGCCCCGGGCGGCACGTCCACGCCGATCACACCTGGCGGTAATGCCGCTCCCCCGCCGTCTCCGACACCCGCACCGGCACCAACTCCTACGCCCGCACCGTCGCCGGCACCACGCGGCGGCATCGTCGACGGCGCAATGCAGCGCGATGCCTGGGGGCGCGAGCCTGGGGATCCGATGTACGGCGTTGACCCGAACAACATTTCCACCGACGGCGGCGGCGCCTGAGGATGATCATGCTGGTCCGCAAGGCCACCTACCGCGACATCACCGCGATTGTGGACATCGCGGTGGAGTCCGTCATGCGCGATCCCCTGCCGGTCACTGTGGACCGCGAGGCGATGCGCGAGATGGCCATACAGTGCTTGAACCCGGCGCACTTCATGTGGGTGGCCGAGGACGAGGCGGGCGACGTGGTGGCTGCGGTGGCGGCGATGACGCAGAAGTCGTTCTGGTATCGAGGCCTGCAGTGCTCGGTGCTGCTGTACTACACGCGCAAGCCTGGCGCTGGCGCGGCCCTGCTGCGCGAGTTCGCCAGGTGGGTGAAGTCACGATCGGGCATCAAGGTGGCGGTGCTTGAGCTTGAGCCCAATGTCGACCTGCGGCTGGTGCGCTTTCTCAAGCGCCTGGGCTTCGGTCGCAAGTCGATCAACATGACGTATGTGAGAGGAACCTGAAATGTCGAAGGTCGTCAAAGGTATTGGCCGTGCGGTCAGCAAGGTCGTTAAGGGCGTCGTTAACGTCGTGAAGAAGGTGGCCAAGTCGAAGTTCGGCAAGATCCTGATTGGGGCTGCGCTGGTGTACTTCGGTGGCGCGGCGCTGATGGGAGGGCTGGCCGCGCCGGCCGGCACAGGCATTTCAGGATTCTTGTCCGGCGCCGGGCAGGGGATAGCCAACGCCTGGACCAGTCTCACTGGCGCGGCCAGCAGCGCATTGGGCGGCAAGTTTGCGCAGGCCGGCTCTCAGTTGTCTGCTGGGATTCAGGGTACAACTGCCGCGGCTCAGGGGGCTGGCGGCGCCTTCACTGGCGCCACGGCCACGGGCCTACCTACCGTTGCGGGGGACGCGGCCAATCTTGCGGTCAATACCGGCGGGGCCGGCGGCGCGGGAGCGTTCACTGGCGCGACGTCTACGGGCCTGCCAACTGTGGCTGGCGATGCTGCGAATGTCCTGACCAACAAGTCTGGCCTCATCAGCCGCGCCGCCAACGCTTTTACCAGCCTGTCACCTCAAGCCCAAGCGGCAACCATCACCGGCGGCACGCAGCTCGTCGGCGGCCTGATCCAGGGCGTAGGCATGCAGAAGGCCCAGAATGATCAAGCGAAGCAGACGGCTCAGCAAAAGGCCGACTGGAACAGCAACGTCGGCACGCGCCTCTACGCCTGAAAGGAACGACCATGGCAGGACTGATCAATCGCAACATGGCCTCCTCTCAGGATGAGGCCAGCGAGCAAGAGCCGATCGAGGGCCTGGGCGCAGGTGGGTCTATGCAGCACGAGGCCGCAGAAAGCGAGGCCCCAGAACCCAACGACACCAGCGGCGGGCCGGACCCCGACACTGACCCCAACTACACCGGCGCGTTGAAGTTCGCCATGCAGGCGCTGTACGAGAACAACGCTGCGGACGGTGTGGCCAAGTCTCTGCAAACGGCGCGCGACCCGATTGAGGGTCTGGCCAACACGGCATACGAGATCACGTCCATCGTGGATGAGCGCACCGAGGGCGCAGTGCCTGATGAGCTGTTTGCGCTGCTGGCCACCAAGATCCTGCAGGAGGTGGCCGACATCGGCGAGGCGGCTGGCATGCAGTACAAGGCCTCCGACATCGCCTTGGCGCTCAAGCAGATGATCCTGCGCTACCTGGGTGAGCAAGGCATGGATACTACGCAACTTCAGCAGGCCATGGACCAGGTGGACCCCGAGGAGTTCAACCGCATGGCTGAGAGCGAGGAGATGCCAGCATGAGCGGACTGATCTGGGCCGGCATCGGCCAGGGCATTGCCAATGCGGGGCGCACCGTTGGCGACTACATGATGCGCAGCGAGCTCGAGGAGGAGCGCCAACGTGAGAAGGCTGAGCTCCAGCGCGAGCGCCTGGCGGCTACCGAGCGTGAGAACCAGCGCACCCGTGAGCTGCGCGCAGAGATGGCTGCGTCGCGCCAGGGTTCTGGCGGCTCTGACGGCGGCCTGCCCGCCAAGAGCATTGCCGAGGGTGGCGAAGACGAGGGCATGCTGGCCCGACGCGCTGGCATGACCGTGCCCGAGTTGCGCGGCCTGCGCAAGTACTCCGAGACGGGGGACACCGAGCCTTTCAAGCGTGACATCACTCGGTATGGCCGCCTGCAAGATGACACTGCCGGGCCCAACGATGAGTACAGCGACGCCGTCTCTCGCAGGGGTGCGATGCTGGTGGAAGAGACCATCAAGGAGCTGCCTCCAGGCTTTGAGCGCGAAGCTCGGGCCAAGATGCAGACCTTAGCCAAGATCGAAGAGTCCTACCGCCTCGGCGGCAAGTACGACGACGTGACAAAGGGCCGACGCAACCAGCAGGAAGTGGACATGAGCGAGGCTGCGCTTGGCCAGCCGGCTGCCGCTGGAATGATCGGCCAGGCCATGGCGGCTGGTGCGGGCAAGGATCTCGTCGGCGGCGACAGCAACGTCACTCGCAACAAGTTCACGGGGCAGACCAGCACGACGCCTGTCGGCGAGTCGGTGATCTCTGAAAATCGTGCGCAGGCCGGGCAGGCCGCTGCGGCCGGGCGTCTTAGTGGCGCGAAGGCCGACGCAGTCAAAAGCGGCGAGGACCCCGAAGTCATCAATGCCCAGACCGCAGACCTGCAGCGCAAGATTGGCTCCGCCAAGGCCCGGCTTGCGCGTGAGCTGGGTGTCGCCGAAAACGAGATCAACGCAACGCTGCGTTCTCTCAGTAATAACAAGTCCCAAGACGCGCAGGCTCGTCTTGAAAAGGCGAAGCCGTTCATTGATCGCCTCGATCAAGCGCAGGCGGCGATGGATGAGTGGCAGCCTGGTAAGGCCAAAGCCAAGCCGGGTTCCGGCTCAGACGCCGCTCCGTCCCCCGCTCCGTCGGCCTCGGGGTCTCGCAAGGTAGGAGACACTCAGGTCATTCAAGCCGGGCCGAACAAGGGCAAGACCGCTCGCTGGGACGGCAAGGGTTGGGTGTTGGCGAACTGATAGCAGGATCCACTGATGGCCACCAAGTACTTGTCCGACGATGAGGTGTTCGGAACCTCGACCTCATACCTTCCCGAGGATGAGGTGTTCGGGACACCCTCTGCTCGCAAGGCCGGCGGTGGCCGCGGGCCCATCAACCCGCCTCCTGCGCCCGCGACAGACTACTCTGACATGGCCACGGCCATGCAGGGGGCGCCTACCGGCGGGCCGCTGATTCGCAGCGTGCTGGACCAGCCCGGCCCCGTGCCGAAGACGCCGGGTTACGACCCGATGCTGAATCAGGGCTATGTGGCCGAAGTCCGCCGGGACATCATCGGCAAGGCCGCGCCTGAAGACCGCATGGGCCTGCTGACCACGCTGGCCGAGAACCGCACCGATGTGCTGGGCCGTGCCGCTCGCCAGATCCTGGCTGAGGCGCAGGCAGAAAACAAGCGCATCAGCCTGGACCAGGAGGGGCGAGTTCAAAGATTGCTGGATGCTCCGCGTGGACCCGGCAATGTCCCGCCGCCCAGGCTTGGTGCCGGCGCAGCTTCGCCCGTCTCAATTCCTGATGTCACTCCTGGCTTTGGCGACATCATGGATGGCCGCTCGGCCAAGCAGATCGCCGAGCGGCGCATGCTGGCGCAGGGCGTGCGCGTGGCCGATGAGGGCCTGCGCGTAGACGAGATCAGTGGCGTTACCAGCCAAATGGCGGAAGCCGAAGGGCGCCGCAAGTTTGCTGAAGAGAATCCGCTGCTGGGTTCTATTGCTGCCGGCTCCGCGGGTTTGATCAGCGGCGTGATCAACATTCCCTCGGTCGCTGCAGACGCCTTCAACAAGACCGCCATCAACCCAGTGCTTCGCGCATTGGGAATGCAGGATCTTCCGCCCGTGTCTACGGCATTTGGCACCGAGTACCTGGCCAAGTCTGCCAGCGACTTCATGCCAAAGGTTGGCAAGCAAGAGATGGACGTCGCCATCAAGCGCGACGAGTTCGCGCCTTGGCTGATGTCGAAGCTCGCCGCCAACTCGCCGCAGATCGCGCAGTCTCTGCTGGCCGCGTTCGCTCCTCCGCTGCGCGCGGTGCTGCTGCCAGGCATGGCAGGTACGGCGTCTGGCCAGAGCTTTGCCCAAGGAGACGACTCTCGCGTGGCGCTCGCCAAGGGTGCGGTGGAGCATGTATCCGAGAAGCTGCCGCTTGGCGTGTTTGACAAGGTCGGAGACGTGCTCAAGGGGATGTCTCCTGCCAAGGCCAACACGGTGTTGGCGGTGGCTGGCCAGCGCGCTCTGCAGGCCGGCGGTGCAATCACTGCCAACGGGCTGACCAACGCGATTGAGGAAGTGGCCGCACAGTTCGGCGGCAACGTGCTCGACAAGTACTTCCAAGGCAAGGACATTGAGCTGACCAAGGGCCTGGCCGAAGCCGGAGTTGTTGGCGGCGTGACGGGCAAGCTGATGAGCGCGCCCCAGGTTGCCGCCGCGGCGACCGGCTACTACGAGCCTGAGCGCCAGATTGCGCGGGAGATCGACTCGGCTGGGCGTGCGTTTGAGAACCTCGGGCCAGAGGCATCTCGAGCTATCAGCATTGACATGCTGCGCACGGAGGCCGGAACCTCCAACCTGATCTCCCCCGCCGCAACCGTCAAGAACTTCACCCCGCCCGACTCGCCGACCAAGCAGGCTGGCCTGGTGGACATCGAGGTGCCGCTGCCGAACGCGGCTCCTATCCTGCCCGAGATCAACCCGTCGACCGAGGAGCAGTTCGGTCTGGATAAGCTGCGCATGGGAGGCGCGAATGTCGGCACAACAGGCTTACCTGGAGGACTGGCTGGAGCAGGGGGTGAGGCAGGGGGCGGTCTCATTGACGGAAGCATGGGAGCTGCAGGACCTGGCGATGCAGGTGCCCCCGGGCTCGGAGGCAGAACTGCCCCAATCCCTGGAGTCAATGATCGACAGGCTGTTCCTCCTGGAGGTGCGCCCGGCCAACAGCCTGCCGGCGTAGCCGTAGGCGGTGAGCCGCTGACTTGGACTGGCCGCGCAAAGACTGGCTACGCGAACGAGCAGGACGCACAGCAGGCGATGGCCACTGCCAGCACGGTCATCGACACCAGGCAGACTCACGACTGGCGCGTCGAGCCCATAGGCAATGGGCGCTTTCAAATTGTCGGATACCAAAAGGAGACCAACCTTGGCACGCAAACCCCTCAAGCCCAGCAAGGCCAAACGCAAGGAGCAACACCAGCAGGCCAAATGGCAGGTGCCGCACAAGGCGGCGCAGGTGGCATCCCAGCAGCAACCGGCACGCCGGTTGAACTGTCTGATACTGAACGTGCCGGACTGAAGCTCGCGCCGACGGCGCCTCTGCGAGAGCTGAGCTCGCTCAACAAGCAGCTCGATCAGCAGATCGGTGTCACGTTTTCGCCGGTCAAGTCGACCGACCTGAACGACTCGCAGCGCCTGGCCAGCGCGGTGGCGCGCCTGATGGGCAAGACCCTGACGGTAGTCCACCAGGAGACCGGTGCAGGCGCGCTGCCCAACGGCATGATCAACACCGTCGGCGGCAAGCACCTGTTCGTCGCCGACGATGCGGACGATGCGCCCTTGGCCATCACAGTGCATGAGGCCTACCACGGCCTGCCGGAGGCTCAGCGCAAGAGCCTGAATGCTGCGCTGCTGGATCTGTTCCGCCAGGACCGCAAGGACAAGTTCCTCGACGAGTTCAGCTACACGCCGGACAAGTTCGAGGAGGAAGCCCCGGCCATGATGGTGCAGGCCATCAGCAAGCGCGAGGACTTCTGGCAAGAGCTGCGCACGAAGATGGGCAACAAGGAGTTCGGCGAGGTGGCCAAGACCATCATCGCCAAGCTCGGCGACATCATCACCGGCGCCAAGAAGCAGTACGGCGAAGACTTCGTCAACAAGTACATCTCCGACGTCGAGAAGGCTCGCAACCTGCTGACGACCGCTTACGCCGACGCGATGAAGGCGCAGGGCCTGCAGCCCGATGTGAAGATTGCTGGCGAGGCGATGGCGTCGAACCGCACGACCACGCCAGAGACCGACGCCCAAGCGAGCCGGTTCGGCTTTGATCAGCCTGGCCCAGAGGCCGGCGAGTACGCGATTGCAGTCAGCGGTTTGGGGGATGTGATCGGGCGTGTGGTGAGCTCACCTGATGAGCCACTGCGCATGGAGATTAGCCCCGAGTACATGGGGCGCCGCTTCGGATCGAAGGTGGCAGAGGGTGACGCTGCGATCAAGGCCGCGATCAAATGGGCAAGTGACGGCATCCAGCAGGGCCGCAAGAAGCTGGCGGCCATGGCGATGGCTGAAGAGCGCGGGCTGCCCACGCCTGGCGCTGGGTCGGCTCGCTTGCCTATGGCCTCCGAGCGTTCGCGCATCGGCATGAACTTCAAGGACGTCGTCAAGCGCACGCCTGAGCTGCAGGAGGGCATGGCAAAGCTACAGGCTGGAGAGATTACCAAGGCCGACTACGACAAGCTGGTCAACGAGTACAAGCCAGTCGAGCCGTACCAAAGCGTGCCGGAGCCAGTGACCACCGAGGCAGCGAAGTTTGCCCTAGCCAATGGCAAAGGCCAGTCCGAAGAGAAGGCCGCCAAGTTCGGATTGCCGAGCCAAGAGTTCAAGGCCGGCGAGGTGGCGCAGTTGCGCCTGGACATCCCGTCGTACTCCGAGCACGGCGCCTGGGTGGTCAGCGTCCACCGTCCCGAAGGGCGTTCGTTCAGCGCCGGCAAGGTCATTGGCTACGAGCCGGTCGCGTCGGTGACGAATGCCGAGTTCGGCATGCTCGAGAAGTCTGCAGCGAAGATCGCGGCCGGCTCAGCCAAGGGCACGATCGCCACGATCATGGGCGACTGGAAGCCCACGACTGCGGCCGAGGCAAAGCTCAAGGCCGACCAGGCGCTGAAGTCCAAGGACTGGGTGCAGGTCGGCATGGACCCCGAGCGGCACAGCTACTTCTACGACCGCTCCAGCATGGAGCCAGTGACGGCCGCCGACGAGGTCATCCAGATCGGTCCCCTGGTGCTGGCCAAGAACCCGACCTACGGCAAGAAGTCGGAGTTCATGTTCAGCAACCGGGTGGTCCCGAAGGCCATCGAGTACCAGCCCAAGCGCGACAACTTCGCTGCGCCGAAGACCTCAGAGTTCCTGCCGAGCGAGCTGGTCGAGCGCGCCCGCGGGTACATCACCCAGTTCAAGGCCGAGGCTGCACCCGTTCAGATCTCTGGCGCCGATCGCGTGAAGGCCGAGGGCCTGCTGCGCCCGCGCCTGCAGGCTGCGCAGGAGGCCAAGCTCGACTATGACCAAAAGATCCTGGACATCGGTGAGCGCACCGGCGCGCTGGGTCAGATGCTGGCGCCGATCAAGGGCATCAAGCGCGCCGCCGAGAAGCTGGCCGTTGAAGAGAAGTTCAACGTCGACAACATCAAGGACCTGCTGCGCTCGACGATCGTGGTCGACAGCTACGCTGATGCGCCGGCCGTGGTCGACGAGATCCGCAAAGAGTTCGAGGTCGTGCGCGTCAAGAATCGCACCGACATCGAGATGGCGGGCAACGACGTCGACAACAAGGGATTCCTGTCGTCAGGCTACGGCGACGTGCTGATCAATGTCCGCACGCCCAACGGCACGATAGCCGAGATCCAGATCAACGTGCCCGAGATGCTCGCCGCCAAGGGCGAGGAAGGGCACGAGCTGTACGAGATCGAGCGCGATCAGCCGGAAGGGTCTGACATCCGCCGGGCGGTTGTCGAGGCCCAGTCCGAGTACTACCGCGAGGCCGCGGCCGCCGCTGCGCGCAGGAAGTACGCCTCGTCGGAAGGGGCGCCGGAGCGGGGGAGCGCGTCGCGCTCGAGCAGCTCGCCGCTCGCGTCGTCGAGCTTGAACACACGGCCGTCTGGGAACTTGACCCAGTCGTCGCCGGAGAACGAGGCAACGAACTTGCAGCCGGGCGGGAAGGAAGAGGGGACTTTCATAGGATCTCCTGACGAGTCGAGTATATCACAACCCTTATACACAAAGCCGCCTCGGCGGGGCGCCGAAAGGATCGGGAGCTTTGATGTTCGCACCATGAAGGACGGCTCGATTGTCGTCTACGGTGATTCGCAAAACATCAGATCGCAGATCCCAGAAGACGTCAAGGGTCGCGTCACCAAGGACGGCTACCTCTTTACCAACGCAGCCGCGCCTCGTGTAAAGGCCGCGCTCGAGGGGCGCAAGACCGCCTACAGCCGCGGTGGTCAGGTCACCGAGAAGCTGCCCATGAAAGACGGCAAGTACCTGGGCGCGCCCGAGAAGTACAACACCCCTGGAAAGATCGTCGCGCTGCGCAAGCAACTGCGCATGCTCACGCTGGAGGGGGAGCGCGGCCGCTACTGGTACGAGAACAGCAGCCTGGCGATCTTGCGCATGACTGGCGGCAACGTGCAGGAGGCGCGCAAGTTCGTGGCCCTGCTGGCCATCTACAGCCCGCAGGCGCGTGTCGACAGCAACTCGACGTTTGCTCTGCGAGCCTGGGCGCAGTACAAGGCTGGCCAGCCAATCAGCGTGAAGACCGGAGTGCAGGACAAGAAGGCGACCCAGGCCATGGCCGACGTCGACGCCTTCTGGTCTGGCGAGAAGACAGGCAACTTCTTCTTCAATCTGTTGCGCGAGATCGACACCAGCACTGCCGGCAAGCAGGGCGCGACGATCGACATGTGGATGATGCGTGCGGCCGAGTACGCCAACGACGCGCCCACTGCCACGCAGTACGCCTTCATGGAAAACGAGACCAACCGTATTGCGCAGGAAATGGGCTGGGAGCCGCAGCAAGTGCAGGCCGCCATCTGGGTCGCGATGAAGGCCCGCATGGAGAACAAGGGTGTCAAGCAGAGGACCGAGGCCACCAGCGAGAAGAAGGGCTGGATCAAGTTCGAGCGCGATGCGAAGGGCAAGAAGGTCCGCGTGATCATCGACGCACAGAAGCACCGCGACAACTGGCTCAAGCATGCGATGGAGCATGTGCCAACGAAGGCAGACACCGAGCAGGCCAAGTTCGACTTCGCCGATGGAGTCGGGCGCCACATCGGCCAGCTTTCGTTCGAGGCTCGGCCAGGCCGCAGCACGGGCGTTCTGGATGGGATCCACACCGCACCGTATGCCCAGCAGGTGGAGTTCCAGCAGGCCGTGCAACGTGCGTTCTACGACGAGAACGGCACCGACATGCTGGCTGCACAGCTCGGCCTGCTGACGGAGCCCAGCGACATCATGCGCCCTGGCGTGTGGCAGGGCGAGGTGTCACCCAGCACGCAGAAGCGCGTGGCAATGGCGCCGGCTGGTGGCGATGCTGGCAAGACCAACGTCGACCCGGCGCAGGCCGAACTGCTCAACGTCTATGCGTCTGTGGCTGGCCTGGTGGCCAGGCAGGAAGGGGTGGGCTGGCACCGGCCGTTCTACGCCGGCACGAAGGGGCAGTCCAACGGCCTAGACATCGACATCGGCCGAGCGCTGAACCCAACCGAGACGAAGGACCTCGAGGCGGCGATCGGCAAGTGGATGGATGAGAAGAAACACGCCAACTGGCAGAACCAGTTTGCGCTGATCAGCTCGCCCACTGGCATAAGAGTTGTGAATTTCGGTATCATCACAAACGCAGTACTCCAGTCCGACATCGTGAAGGTCGCGGAAGGTGTGCTGCCAGATGGATCTGTGCGCGTGTTCGCCTCAAGTGGCGACATGCCAACTAACGACTGGGAGGCAAACCCCAATGGGCAAACTTACGTACAAAGGATTGGTGCCGCGGGACGATCCGATGTTCTCGACTGGGCCAGAAGTGTTCTCGCGCCTCGGGTCCAGCGAGTCTTCGAGGACTTCGCCGAAAAGTACCAGTGGGGAGACCCCGGCCGAATCCAGTTCAGCAACCGAGGCGGATCCGATGCAGCCGGCGGTGGACGCGATCGAGGAGTGGGGCCGCAAGACGTTCAAGCGGTAACCCCTTCCTACGGCACCCCTCGAGAGGGCGCCGCTTCCGCGGCCGCCTACCACTACAGCACCCAGCCCCGCACGACCCTAGACAGCGTGATGTATGGCACCGGCCTGCGCGGTGCCGAGATGGCGCGCCTGCAGGGCGCAGACCCGCGCCTGAAGCAGCGCATCTACTTCTACATCGATCGCGGCACTGGCATCAATCCTGAGGCCGGCGTGGGCGGCCAGGCTCACCGCGTTAATCTGCAAAACCTGTACGACGTCGACGAGGACGCGCTGCGTCTGCGCCGCGACAACGAGGCCTTCAACGACTTCGAGTCTGCGGTCATCGACGCCGGCTTCGACGGCTACATGGTGCGCGACGCCGGGCCGTCAGGCAACGCGGTGCTGCTGGGTCGGCACGCCGTACCCGTCGAGCAGCTCGGCGCTCGCAGTCGCATGGCAGGCGAGCCTGTCGCGCCGGCCCGCGAGCGGGTGCTGAGTGACGCCGAGAAGATCTCCGCCAACAAGATGCTGCCGGCCGGGCAGGTGTCCGGCAAGCGCTGGGCGGAGCTCATCTCTCGCAGCATGCCGGAGGTCTACGAGCGCCTGGCTGGCAGCCCGGTGTGGCAGTCCGACAAGGTCATGTACCGCGGCGATCTGGCTCGCGAGCTTCGCGCTCAGCCGATGTTCAGCAACCGCCAACTGCCGAAGGTGTCGCCGCAAAGCGCGCTGAACAGAGAGATCGAGGGCGCCTCGATCAACCTGCAGCGCTACATCCGCGAGGCGCAGCAGGATGGCCAGTTGCCGAAGCTCACGATCGGCCGCCTGCCCCATGTGCTCAACATGCTGGGCGCACGCACGCAGGATTTCGACATCGCCACCAGCATTGTCAAGAAGGTGTTTGTCAGGACCAAAGCAGAAAAAGGACACGCGGACGAGCTGCCCGACATCACGCCCAAGCAGCTCATCGAGGGCATCTACCGCCCGGCCATGGTGCTGAAGTCGAAGGACGGCAACCCTCGCGAGTTCGAGCTGGTGCTGCCGATCACCAGCGACAAGGGCGCGCTGATCGTCCCGATCAAGGTGTCGGTGGACAAGACAGACCCGACGGGCGCGGTGATGTCGATCTACGCCAAGGGCGTGTCGATCTCGGGCGGCAAGACCAACGAGCAGGTGCTGATGAAGCGCATCAACGACGGCAACCTGCTGTACCTGGACCCGGGCCTGGCCAAACAGGCGATGACGGGGCGCAAGGCTGGAGATCCTAAGGCTGATGTCAAGCTCAATGGCAACTTCGTGTCTTGGCCTGGGGTGTGGCCCAAGCTCGAGAAGATGATCGCCGACCGCAAGGTCAAGACCGATGTCAACCTGATGGGCTGGATCGGCGACAACTACAAGCCGAGCTCGTCGCCGCAGGGCTGGGAGGATGCGCCCGCATTCAGCCAGCGCGCCCGCGCTGAGGACAAGGAAGTGGCCAGCCTGTTCCGCGATCTGCAAGATGCCCGCGGCCTTGGGCGCGTGCGTGCGCTCGAGCGGGTTGACGCGCACCCGATGGCTGAGACAATCCGCCGCATCGACCAAGAGTTCATGGACATCCTGGAGCGGCTCGACGACGCCGGCCTGGTGAAGATCAACTGCAAGTGAGGTATCACAATGCCTGTCTCCAATCTGCTCGACAAGCCCACCGAGGACATGCTGAACAAAGCGGTCCACGCCGAGCTCTACGCCTCGCACCTGTACAAGCACATCGCCAACCAGATGCAGCGCGTCGGGTTCTTCGGCACGCAGAAGTTCTTCGCTGGCGAGAGCGCTGACGAGCTGAAGCACTACCAGCTCATCGCCGACTACATGAACGACCGCGGCACCAGCGCGAAGGTGCCGGCGCTCGAGGCCTGCACTGAGGTGGTCACCGACATCGTCGACGCCATCGAGCTGGGCTACGAGACCGAGCTGCAGCTCATGCGCGACTACGAGAAGTGGTATCGCGAGTGCAAGTGCGTGACGACCCAGCAGTTCATGCTGCAGTTCCTCGAGACCCAGCGCAAGAGCGTGGGCGAGTACGGCGACCTGATGTCGCGCCTGGGCCTGGTGAGCGGCGACAAGGCGGGCATGTTGATGATGGACCAGGAGCTGGGCAATGGCTGAGAACTGCACCTACACGTTCAAGACGGCGGGAGGCGAGGTCACCATCAAGGGGATGGCCGAGATGAAGGCCTTCCTCGCCTTGAACGGTGTGGATGCAATCGAGGGCGCGGAGGCTCCTGCGTTCAGCCGACGCGCTGAAACTGAGCCAGGGCCCAGCCTCAGCAAGCGCGCCAAGCAGTCCTGGTTCCTCGGCCGCGACGACCTGGGCAACTTCACCTTCGGCGCCGGCGCGAAGGCCTACCGCTACGCGGCCGACGTGGCCAACCTGGTGTTGGACAAGATGGCTCTCAAGCCCATCAGCACCGACCTGTCGCGGGCCATGCGGAAGATGAAGATGGAGATCTCCAAGGCCCAGGAGCTGACGGTGGACGTGGCCACCAAACTGCAGGAGCTGCCGCAGCAAGAGCGCGAGATGATCAGCGACGTCATCGAGGGCGAGCTCAAGCGTGGCGCCAAGCCGCCCAAGCGCGTGCTCGAGCTGGCGGCAAGCATGCAGGCCATCATGTCCGAGCAGACCGCGGAGCTGGTGCGCCTGGGCATGCTGACGAAGGACGCGGCCGGCCGGTGGGACGGCAAGTACCTGCCGCGCTTCTACGAGTCCAAGCTCAGGGGCGAGGCCAACGCATGGGCCAAGGCGACCATGGCGTTGCTTGGTCGCAAGAAGACGATGCAGGGCATCGGCGGCTCCAGCCTGAAGGGCCGGGGTCTGTTTCAGACCATACCCGTTGAAGACCTCGAGGCCTGGCTTGCCGAAGGATGGGAGGAACGCGACCCCGACTTTGACCCCGACACCGACACTGAGATCACGGTCTGGCGCGACTACACCCGCCAGGAGCGCGACGACATGGGCGAGATTCGGGACTCCATGTTCCGGTTCGTCATGGGCTACAGCAAGAGCCAGCGTGACATCTCGCTGGGCCGGCTGTACGAGAACATCGCCAGCACCGTAGCCAGCAAGAAGGAGAAGCCTGGTTTCGTGCAGGTGCCGCGCACCAACATCGAGGACACCTATGCCAAGCGGTACGGCAAGCTGGCCGGCATGTGGGTTCCCCAAGAGGTGCTGGACCACCTGACCGCTTTTGATGACTCGATGCAGAGCGAGGTGCTGAAGATGTACCTCAAGGGCATGAGCATGTGGAAGGAGGGCAAGACCGTGCTGAACCCGGTCAGCCACGCCAACAACATCATGTCCAACGTGACCATGGCGCACTTCGCTGGCGTGTCCTACTGGGACGCTCACAAGTATGTGGCCACCACGCGCGACATCATGAAGAACGCGCCGATGCTGCAGGAGGCGAAGGACGCCGGCCTGTGGCTGGGCACCATGACCCAGGCCGAGATGACCGACCTTCTGCCTGACCAGCTCAAGGTGCTGGCCGCCAAGACCGAGAGCAAGGCGGGCCAGGCGGTGGAGGGCGTGTGGAACGCGCTGTCGTTCTGGCTGCGCAAGCCTATGGGCAAGGCCTACGAGGCCGAGGACCTGTTCTTCCGCTACCTGATCTACCGCGAGGCTCGCACCAAGGGGCTGACTCCAGATGAGTCCGTCGACTACGCCCAGAAGTTCATCTTCACCTACGACGACCTGCCGAAGAACGCCAGGCGCATCCGCGACTTCGCCCTGCCGTTCTTTGCCTACACCTACAAGGCGATCCCGGCGATGTTCGAGGCGGCGCTGACCCACCCCTGGCGGTATGCTGCCCCGGCAGCGGCGCTGTACACGATCAACGCGGCCATGTATGCGATCGCTGCAGGGGCGGGCGAAGACGAGGAGTGGTGGGAGCTGATCAAGCGGCGCTTCACTGACGAGGACTTCGCGGCCAAGGCCAAGGCCCTGGAGGCCGACGAGCGCAAGAACCTGCCTGAGTGGATGAAGGGCGCCAGCCTGACGCTGGGGACCTACAAGTCCATCCGCCTCGGGATGGACGAGGCGACAGGCCTGCCCGTGTTCCTGGACGTCAGCCGGATCTTCCCGGGCGGCGACCTGTTCGACGCGGTCAACAACGCTGGCGGCGTGCCGCTGATCGCACCGCTCACTCCGAACAACCCGATCCTGACAACGGCCTACGCCATGCTGGCCAACAAGGACACGTTCCGTGGCAAGGATATCGTGACCGCGGCCGACACCGAAGCAGAGGCTGCAAAGAAGCGCGCCGAATGGGCGTGGAAGCAGTTCACCCCAGCGGTCGCGGTAGGCAACGCCCACTTCGAGCGGGCGATGAACGTGATCGCCAACCAGATGGGCGAGCCCTTGAACTTGGGAATCGCCGAGTACACCGGCGTAGACAAGCAGGGTCAGCCGGTGTCGCTTGTCTACTCTGCCATGCAGACCGTCGGCATCAAGGCCAGGCCCATCGACCTAGAGCTGTCAGAGAAGATCCGGCAGTCGCAGGAGAACAAGCTCATCCGAGACATCGAGGCCAGCATGCGCAGCATTCGCCGCCTGGAGCAGAAGGGTGCGATCAGCTCCGAGAATGCTGAGCGCCAGATCGAGCTGCAGCAAGAAAAGAGAGACCGGCTCAGGGCCGGTCTCACGGTGGAAGGCAAGGAGCGGGACTGACCTACTCGCCCCGCTCGTCGTAGGTCACCGTCGAGGTGTCGCCCAGGCGCCACTTCGCGGTGTTCTCCACCCGGAAGATGCGGGTGCACACCTTGAAGTCGGGCATGCGCAGCTCGCTGTGGGTGATCGCCGGGTCGAAGAACCTGCAGCGGTTGTTCGGCTGCAGTGCGAACTGGCCGTTGTCCAGGCGCAGAAGGTTGAACGACTTGTGCTCCTCCGGCGTCTCGCTGAACCCGAAGTCAGGGACCCGCGGGTCGGGGTTGCACGAGTCGATCGTCAGCATGTACTCGCCCGGGTGCAGCTTCTTGTCCTTGCCGAAGAACTCAGCGCGCAGGCCCTTGAGGAAGGGCTTGTCGATCACCTCGATGTGGTAGCTCATGCAGTCCCAGATCTGCAGGACATCCAGCGGTAGCTGATCATCCTCCTCGAGGACGTCGTGCCACACGAACGCGCTCAGGGGCAGCTTGTCATACAGCGCGCCGAACTCCGGGAGGTAGGTCTCGAAGCGGAAGGCCTGGCCGCGGATGGACTTGGCGCTGACCCAGATCCCTTCGATGAGCTGGCCGACCCGGGATGGGTCGTGGTCGTAGAGGTACTCGGCGCGCACGAAGACTTTCTCGGGCGGCAGTGGACAGACAAAGCTCATGCTGCCTCCTTGACGAAGACGCCAGATGGCAGCAGTGTGCCCTTGCGGTTCTTGATTTCGTCGTATGCGCCGGCCAGACAGTCGACCATGTCGATGTCTAGCAGGGCACACATGTTGATCAGGCACACCAGGGTGTCGCCGACGGCGTCCTTGGTGGCGGCCAGATCCTTCTTGTTGATGGCGTCGGCCAGCTCGCCCATCTCCGACACAGCCTTCAGGAACTGGGCCTGCGCCGTGCTGTTCGGGATGATGCGCCTGGCCTCAGCCCAGCGGATGACATCCATCTCGACTTCGCGGTAGCTGCTGCGGTTCATTCTTCCCTCGCTTTCAGCATGGCGTCGGCCATCTTGTAGGCGCCCCTAGCTACGGCGGCAACGTCAAAGACGTTTAAGTTAGCGTTTCCAATGAACGCCTGCATAGCCTTCGCCGCGAAGTAGTCGCGCAGGGTCATGCCTGTGTAAACGTTGCGTTGCCTTCCGTCGTCAAAGACAAACGGAAACGCCGGCCCGCCGAATGGCAAATTCGATTCATGTCGCCTCATACCTCACCCCCTTCACTGTCGGCTGCGGTCTTGGCGCGCAACCACTGCGGCAAGATCGGGTAGACCTTGCCGTCGTGGTCGATCAGCGCCGGCTCGGTGACGTTGTCGTTCCGGGTGACGTGGCAGCCGTGGATCTCGCCGGGCTCGAACCCGGGCGCGACGCCCAGCTCATTGCGGACCTCCTCCATCCACCAGCCGGGCGCGGCGATGACCGGCAGCGGAGTCTCGCCCCACTTCTCCGGGGGGATCTTCTCCTTCAGCGCCTGCAGTGCGTGCTGCACGTTGGCGATGGCGTAAGTGGCGCTCATGTTTTCTCCAAAAAATCCTTACGGGGGTTGTGCCCAGCATTGATGATGCCCGCTGGGTGATGGGCGTTTTTGGTCTCCAACTCGATCAACTTATCGAGGTAGTGCCTGGCCTTGCGCAAGTCCTCCACGCCGGCCTTGTCGCGCCAGCGACTGACGTACTTCACGACGTTGCCCTCGAAGTACCCGAGGCCGTTGGCCGCGATGTAGTCCCAGGGCTGTATGTTTTGGTGCTGGTAGTGGTCGCCGCCCACTTGGGTGTCGTTTGCGTTCACTTGTTTCCCTTCCTCATGTTCTCCCTCGCCGGTATTACGCGAAGGTTCCAAGGCACATGCAGACCGCTTACGTTTGACCCGTTCAGCGGAACAATGTGGTCAACGTGATGCTTAACGCCAGTTCGATTTGTCATCCACCTTGCTTCTTTGTACCTGAGCTTCATCGCCTCAATGTGTTCAGGAGCCAGCCAATGCGGCGTCCTGAGAATCTTTCCAGAGTGGCGCTTTTTCTGAGCCGCTGTCTTGACTGCGCGCACTTTGTCAAAGTTTTCCTTTATGTATCGCCTTGAGCTTTCTTGGCACTTGCTTTTGTTTCTTTCGTAATAGCGCTTTGATGTCTGCAATCTTTTTTCTTGATTGCTTAGAAGGTACTTCTCTCGCGCTTTTTTGAACGCCGCCTTACCTTCTTCTGTTTTTCGGTACTTTTCCCGAGCCTCAACGCGATGAGGCGCTATTGCCCTGCTCTTGTCGTACTCGCGTATGCGATCGATGTTTGCTGCGCGATGATTTTTGACGTCTGATTTTGTGCAGGGCTTGCACTTGTTTAGATGTCCATCTGCCATCATCTTGTGCTTGTAAAAATCATTGAGAGGTCTTACGCACAAGCACTTAAAGCATGTTTTTTCTGAGGTGTTCATGCGCCTCTCACTTAAAAGGTATGGCGTCCCACCGCCATTCGTCGCATCCGCTGGCCACGATGTCGGGCGGCGGCGCTGCGTCGAACTTCTTGCAGTAGTTGCTCATGTAGTGCTCGCAGCTTTGGCAGTTGATCCTGATCGACTGCAGCCTCTTCAGCTCGCGGCCGTGAAGCTCGAGGCGGATGTTCAGTTCGGTCTTGGTCATGCTGGTTGGTCCCACTGGTGGGACACGATGGTCGGGTACTGCCCGGCCCGGTTGACGATCACGGCCGCGGGCCTGCGCAGGATCTGGTCGTCGTACTCCAGCCACTCGAGGGCTTCCTCGGTGTCGTGGGGCACGGCGTCGATCTTGGCGCGCATGGCCCACCAGGCCTCGGCCTTCTTGCGTGCGTAGCCGTCGTGGCTGAGGCACACCCACTCAGAGGCCACGCGCTGAAAGCCGTCGTAGTACTCCACGCGCAGGCTCTCGGTGCCGCCTTCCTTGTGGTGCAGGCGATAGCGCACGTCGGTGACAGGCACCATCTCCATCATGGTCTTGGCCTGGCTGCTGAGGATGGCCGCGCTCGAGGCCTGGTCGCCGTGCTTGATGCGCTCAGGCTCCGGGAACTTGAAGTTGCAGTCGACGCACTGCGTCGCGGCCGCCAGGTTCTTGCTGCCGCAGTTGGGGCACAGCTTGCTGGGCGCCTCGCCCTTGCGCTTGGTGCTGGGCATGCGTCCCTTGACCTCGTCGACCGGGCCCATCTCGATCGTGGTGTCGGTGAAGTCCGCCCACAGGCAGTCGGTCTTCCCGTCGGCGATCCGCATCCCGCGGCCGGCGATCTGGACGTACAGCACCGGGCTCTTGGTGGCGCGCAGCAGCGCGATGAAGTCCACCTCCGGGACGTCGAAGCCTGTGGTCAGCACGGCCACGTTCACCAGGCAGCGAATCCTGCCCCCGCGGAAGGCCGCAATCAGGGCTGCACGCTCTTGTTTCGGGGTCTCCGAACTCACCACCTCAGCCGCCACTCCGCGGCGCTGTAGCGCGTCCCTGACGTGCTCGGCGTGGGCGATCGTCACGGCAAACACCAGCCACCGCTTGCGGGCGCGGGCGAGCTCGACGATCTCCTTGCAGGTGGCCTCCACGAGGCCGGGCCTGTCGGTGACCTTGGCCAGCTCGCTGACGACGTAGTCATCGCCCGACATCCGCACGTCCCGTGCGTCCACCCTGGCCACGGTCGGGGCTGGCACCAGGGGAGACAGGAACTTCAAGCCCAGCAGTTCCTTCATCGTCACCCTGGTGGCGACGTTGGTGAACAGCGGCTCTTCTCCGGCCGTGGCCCACACGCCGTTGCCGCGGAATGGGGTTCCTGTCCAGCCGATCACGCGGGTGTGCGGGTTGTACTTGGTCAGGTCAGCCAGGAATGTGCGCCACATCCCAGTCTGTTTTGGGTTGATCAGGTGACACTCGTCGGCCAGCACGATGTCGATGCGGCCGAGGCGGTGCGCCTGCTTGTAGATGCTGCCGATCGTGGCGTAGGTGAGCTGGTGACCCATCTGCTTCTTGCCGATGGCCGCCGAGTACAGGCCCACGTCCGCGGTTGGCCAGATCTTCAGCAACTTCTCGATGTTCTGCTCGAGCAGCTCCTTCTGGTGGACCAGCACCAGCACCCTGGTGCCCGGGTGTTCGGCGTCAGCGCGCTGCGCCAGGGCCGCGATCATCAGGCTTTTGCCGGCGCCGACGCAGGCCTCGACGATGGGGTTGCCGCCCTCGTGCCGGTTGAACCACGCCCAGAGCTCGTCCAGTGCGCGGGCTTGGTAGGGGCGAAGAGAGTAAGTCATTCCACGCTCATCCAGCAACCCGCGATGGGCACGGCAACGACCTTGCGCATGAAAAGCTCTTCGCGCTTCATGCGGCCCCCGCCTTGACCAGGAACATCGGCGTGCGCGGTCCGACGTAGGCGCCTGCGGTGTTGAAGCTGAACCACTCCTCAGCCTCTTCGCGGTCCATGCCGCCCAGCATCAGGCTGCTGATCACCTCCTCTTGGTCGTACACCACGACAGGCTCCATGCCGCAGCGGTGCGCCACGCCGACGATGCAGCGATCAAAGGACTCTGGCGGATCTAGGAACAACAGTTCTTCGCCGTACTCTTCGGCCAGTGATTCCCGATTCATGCGACGACCCTCGCCGTGGTGATGCCGTGCGCTCGCAGCGCGGCCGTCATGGCCGCCGCATCGGCGAGCATCTCCTTCTGCTTGCAGGCCTTGATCTCCAGCGAGCTCAGCGCGCCGTCGCCCTGGCCGTTGGCAAAGGTGCCGTGCTTTTGCTCGTACACGACATCACCATTGACATAGTCCTTCTGCTTTGCGAAGCGCTCGAGCAGGATGGGGATGTAGCGGTGCGAGCTGCAGCGGTGCGACTCGCGCTGCGCCAGCAGGCCCACCTGGCCAAACTCTTTGCAGTCCCACCCGCCGTCCTCGCCTTCGACCACGGGCGTGCTGTGCGCGCATGTCCGGCAGTTGACGTCGGGCGCCTCCTCGCCGTGGCACAGGCTGTGGAAGTCGCACATCTTGCAGACGTACCAGCTCGGGTCGTTTGAGCACCGAAGCGGCGGTTCGGCCGCAGTGATCACGCGCTCGGCGCGGGCCATGATCTTGGCGAACTCGACCTCGTCGAAGTGGACCCATTCAGCATAGAGCTCGCTGGTGTCCTTGTTCTCCGCGATGTACATGGCGCGGGCCATGCCGGTCATGCCCATGTAGGTTTGCATCTGAGCCCAGTGCTGCGGCTTGGACTTCTGCACGCCATCCTTCAGGGCCGCGAACGACTTCGCGTTGTGCGTCTTGAACTCGACCACCGACCATGCCTTGGGCGCCTCGGGGAAGCCTCGTGCGGCGCCGTCCATGCTGCCTCCGAAGTGACCGCCGACAGCGGACACGCGCCACTGCTTGCCGTCTGGCGCGGTCTCGTGGACCTCGACTCCGATGCGGCGCAGCTCGGCCACGATGCGAGGCTCGAAGTCCTGGCCAGCCTTGAACAGGCGCAGCATCCGGCCTGAATGCTTCTTCGATCCGGCCCAGCGGAAGGTCAGCCACAGGTAGCGCTCGCAGGCGTGGCCAATCAGGGATGCGCCCAGGTGCGGGCGGTGGCCGTCGTCTGCGTCGGACTCGTAGGCCCGGTAGATCATCGCGACGGTCGTGTGTATGGGTTCGGGCACTGTGGCCATGGGGACACTCCTTGTGTCGTTGCAGGGGTGAGGACCCGTGGCCTCCCCCGGGATCTCCCAGAGGCGGGCCCTCACCGCTGCAGGCCCTTGCGGGCCTACACGGGTCATGGCGTGGACGGGCTCTCCTCGGCGCCTGCCGTCTCGATCACGACGCCGTCCTTCATGGCGGCCACCAGGGTCTTCTGGTTGGCCACCGAGACGGTGAAGTGCTTCTCTGCGACGTGTCGCAGGGCGCCGACCTTGGTGCCGGCCTCCACTAGGTGGAAGCCCTGCGGGCCCTCGACGGCGTAGATACGGGTGCTCATTGCTGGTTTTCTCCTTCAGCGGGTTGGGGAAATGTTGACGATCAAGCGGCGCGCTTTTGCCACGGGGGCACGGCTGCACCGGCTGCAGGTGCGCTGGCTGCGGGCGCAGAGGGACGAGGTGCAGCAGCAGCCATCGGCGCTGCGCCACCGGCCGCGGGCTTGAAGCCGTTGACCTCGTTCTGGTCCTCGTACTGGCCGGTCTCGTCCTTGCGGATCTTGACCTTGATCTGCACCGGCTTGTTGTGCAGCTCGCTGGTGTCGCGAAAGCGCGCCAGCCCGATGGATTCGCAGAGCTCGCGCAGTTGCTGCTGAGCGATGCTCTCGGCCTGCTGGTTGGTGTGCCGCACGTTCAGTCGGGCCCACACTTTGCGGCCGCGGTAGCCGTCCTGCAGCACCTCGATAGTGAGCTTCAGGGCCTGGCCGTTGCCAGACTTCAGGGGCACGATCTCCGACTCGGTGACCTGTGCGGTGTACCAGCCTGCGGGCAGCAGCTCGTAGCTGTTCTCGCGCTTCTCAACGCTGTCGGTGTTGAACTCAAATTGCGCCATGATGGGTGTCCTTTCAGGAGTTACTTGGCGGTGGTGGAAATGACCTTGGCGGCAACCGCCGAAAGGTCGGGGGACTCGAACATCTCGAGGCTGCCGGAGCGGTCCTTGGCCTCGTAGTTGTAGTCGCGGCTGGTCTGCAGCCAGCGTGTCGGGTTGCCGTCCGCATCCTTCTCGATGCGCATGGCGAACACGAAGTCGAAGAAGTACCCGACGCCCTGCTTGAGCATGTTGCCGGGCATGGCGGGGTAGTACAGCATCGCGCCCGACTGCTCGTCCTTGGCGCGCTCCTGCTTGCAGGAGAAGTACACGTTGCGGCCGGGCAGGTCGCGAAAGGCGCGGATCAGATCCGTCATCTTCTCGGCCAGCGCGCCGTAGGCCTGCCGCGGATCCTTCGCGACCTTCTTCTCGTGGTTGAGCACCACCTCGGCGATCTCCGAGATGGAGTCCAGGCAGACCCACTTGAAGGCCTGGCCCTGCTCGGTGTTGACCACAAAGTCGTAGGCCTCGTAGAGCTGGTCCAGGGTCTTGACCTCAATGACCGGGATGTCGACGCCACGCAGTGACAGCAGGCCGGACTCGGCGCTGATGATCACGGTGGGCTCGCCGGTCGTGGCGCAGAGCGAGGTCTTACCGGCGCCCGCAGGGCCGTGGACCAGGAACTTCAGGCCGTTGAGCGCGGCGCTGTCTTTGGTGGAAGTGAGGGTGATTGCCATGTCGTCTCCAGGCAGGGGAAAAGAATGGGCAATGTGATATTGCCCGGGGAAGATATCAGACCGCTTCGATCGTGATCGAGGGGCTGGCTTCCTTGCTGGTGATGAACACGGCAGCAGCGGCAGCGTCGGCAGGGGCGAGCTTGCGCAGCTCGGAGACCGACACGTCGGCCTTCCACTTGAAGGCGTTGGTGGTCGCGGCGGACAGGGTGTCCCAGGCCTTGGTCAGCGCGTCGGTGTCGACCTTGCGGTCGATCTTGTAGGTCACAGTGACCTTGCAGCCTTCGGTGCGCTGGCTGATGGAGCCCTCGGGCTTGGCCGGGTCCTTCAGCATGTCGGCGATGGCCTTGTCGACGGCGCGGCGCTCTGCGATGGCTTCGTCTTCGATCCGCTTGGCGGCGATGCGAGCTGCGATGAGCTCGGAGAGAGTGACTGCTTGCATGATGTCGTCCTTTCGGAGTGGTTGGAAACGTGTCGTCTCTGACGTTGTTAGTGTATCAGCATTGTGATGCTGGTCAAGCGGTTTCGAACAGCTCGGGGAACTCGCTGCGCAGCATGTGCTCGACCTCCGAGAAACGCAGCGAACTGATCAGCTCGTGCAGAGCGTTTTTGATCTGGTCGTCGCTGAGGTGCAGCGTGACGTCGATGTAGCGGCCTCGGCGATCCAGAGGGTGGCCGTGCATGACGGACATGCTGGTGGCCTTGATGTTGAGCTTGTTCATGCTGTTTCCTTCAGGTTGAAGTTGGGGCCGCCGATGCACCAGGCGCGGCTGTCTTCGTAGCCGGGCAGGGAGCGGATGGCCGACTGGCTGATGGCCGCGATGATGGCGTGCGCTTCGGTCTGCTCCCAGTCGTCGGTCTCGCAGGCCTGGTAGCCGTAGCCGTGGCAGCCCTTGATCACGTCGATCGGGTTGAGCATGTTGGCCACCAGCTTGAACGCGAAACCGTGCGCCGGGTCGTGCTCCTTGTAGCGGCTGTTGACGCTGCGCACGTTCTGCGCGTAGAGCACCGAGGCGATGCGCTTCTCGTCGCCGCGCAGGTCGCGACGGCGACCGCCCCAGTAGTAGCTGACGGCGTTGGAGCCGTGCTTGCCGGCGGCCCAGCTCACGAGGGCGTTGATGTGGTAGGAGGGTACGAGGTATGCGGACATGGCGGTCTCCTTAGCGAGCGCGGTTGAGGTGGGCGAGGGCAGCGGCGCGGGACTCGAAGCGGCCGCCGATCGGGGCCTGGTGCGGGCCGCGGACGATGAACCATCCGCCGAGGAGCTTGTTGAAAATCACGCGGGGCATGGTGTCTCCGATCAGGCTGCGAGCAGCTCAGGCTTCAGGAAGGACGCTGCGTCGACGTAGTCGATCTCGAAGTTAAGCTCGTTGTAGGCGATGCGCAAGTCAGCGGCAGAAAACGTCTTCTTGCCGGTCAGCTTCGCAAGCGCTTTGGCAGCGTCGTTGAGCGGGTAGTACAGCGTGTTGCCGTACACAGACTTGATCAAGATCTCGAGCTTCATGTTGCGTCCTTCTGGAGCGCCCGGTGCCGCCGGGTCGGTGTCGACTGCTCCGTCGACAAGAGAGATTTCATCACAGTTGTGAAGTGTGGTCAACACCATTGTGATACTTGAGTGCAGCAGTCAACTTCTCTTTTGCGGCCTGGTAGCGGGGCTCGAGCTTGGCGCGGCGTGCGGCCGGCAGGAGGTCCATCCGCAACAGGTTGTGCTCCAGGTCGGCGAGCTTGATCACGATCGCGACAGGGCCCGTGTCGGCCACGCGGTCGATGAACGACTCGTAGTCTTCGTCGGGCTTCCTGGTGACGGCCTCGATCAGGCTGACGGCGCGGTAGCTGACGCCGTGGATCAGCAGGCTGGGCGCCCTGATGCTGGTGTCCTCGAGCACGTCGTGCAGCACCGCGGCCATCTGGGCGTCGACGTCATCGGGCAGCTTCTTGGCCACCGCTCGCAGCACGACCAGCGGGTGCAAGAGGTACTGCCTGCCGGCGCCGTCGACCTGGCCATCGTGAGCCACTGCCGCGATCTCGATGGCGTTTAGTAGGGCTTCGTTCATGTCAGGCCTCCGGTGCGCGCTCGAGCAGGGCGATCGTGCGCAGGTCGTTGATCTCGTCCCAGCCGCCGGCCTTGTACCAGCGCGTGCCGTGCTGGTGGGCCATCTGCTGACCGTGCTCGATCGCAGCCTGGTTCAGGGTTGCACCCCAGTGCTGCAGGTTGATGTGCTGCGGCTGCACCTCGTACACGGCGCGGTGGCCGCTTGGCAGTCGGACGTTCAGGATGGTGTTGGACAGGACAGGCATGGTGCTCACCCCTCGTACACGGCCAGGCGGCCGGGGTTGACCCACTCGGCGTACAGGCCGCGCTTCTGCAGCTCGCGCTCGAGGTCGATGTGCACACCGAACACGAGCTCTTCGCGCATCGGGTTGCCGTAGTAGTCGACCCACCGCTCGGCGTCAGACGCCTCGGCGTCGATCGAGAAGTTGCGACTGTCGTCGGGGTGCTGGTAGACGGGCACGCCCATCCTCTTGAAAGCAGCGAAGGCGCTGCGGAACTTGGCAGGCATGGGCTTCATGGCGTCGTGGTGCATGGGGTTTGAGTAGCTCATTCGTCGTCTCCGGTTGGTGATTGATCAGGTGCCGCGGGTCGCCCACTCGGGCATCTCTTGGCGGAACTGGCGGACGCTGTAGGGGACCTCGCTCCAGGGCAGGCGGCCGGCGAAGCACTCGACAGCAGCAGAGCGGCCGGCGATCAGCTCGGCAAGCACGGACTTGGCGTGCGCGCTGTTGTAGGTCTTGAAGCTCTCGATGTTGGCGTCGACGATCGCAAGGAACTGTTCGTTGGTCATCTCGTTCTCCGTTCACGTCCCGGAACTGCCGGGCCAGGTCTGCATCATATCACAGTTGTGATATTTCAGAACTCGGGGTTGAGGCGGCTGACGGTGCCCTGGATCAGGGCGAAGTAGCCGTTGAGCCAGGCGCCGCTGGAGCCGCGGCGGTAGAACTTGCGGCCGCTGCTGGTGGTCACCAGCTTGAGCGACTTGCTGATCTTGAGGATCTTGCCCACCGGGTAGTAGTCGCCGTTGAAGGCCATGCTGACGTCGTCGCCGACCGCAGGGGCGCGGATCACGTTGAACCGCGGCGCCACGTCAGGGCCGGAGTCGATCGCGATGTAGGGCTTGCCGGTGAAGGTCGAGGCGCCGGCCGCGATCATCTGCGCGTACCCGATGTTGGGCATGTCGTTGCGGTTGAGCCAGCCGGCGTGGCGCGTGCCGTCCATCTGGCGGCTCCACAGCGTGTAGCCGTTGGGGGTGTTGAGCTCGGCGGGCATTTGCTCGGCGATGGCCACGACGTTCTGGTTGTCGTCGATCTTGAAGTACAGCATGGTGATGTCTCCTGGGTTACTTGGTCTTGGGGTAGATGGTGGTGAGGAACACAGCGCCATCAACCTTGGGCGCGTAGTTCTCAATGTCGTAGTCTTGCTCTATGGCAGTGGGTACATACCAGAGGCTGAAGGGCAGTGTGAACTTCTTCATCTTGCGGATGAGGCGCTCGATGTCCTGATCGACGCGCCAATCTCCCATGGACGCGGCAAAGAAGTGTTTTCTGGCTGGCTTGGTGGTCATGGTGATGTCTCCGTTCAGCGGACAAGGTCGTCGAAATTGAACACGGTGCCGTCAGGCAGCTCGATCAGGGCGTCGTAGGGGAAGAGGTCGTTGCACTCGCGCTCGTCGAACAGGGCGTAGGCAAGGTTTCTAAGCGCACTCTCGCGCTTGGCTTTGCCGCGTGGCAGCGGCCACGCGACCGTGTCGAAGTCGCCGGCGGGGTAGCGGCGAATCAGCAGCGTCGGCAGCTCGGGGCTGGAAGGGCAGCCGGGCTTGTCGAAGTCGGTGCCGCCGAACGGGAAGTACAGGGCGTTGTTCTTGACGATCAATCGAACTGTGGTCATGTTGGTCTCCTGACGTGTCCCGGGATCCGCCGGGCCGGTGTCATCTCTGACGAAGTGATTACATCACACCTGTGAAGTCAGGTCAACAGCAATGTGATACATCACTCTGCTGCGTGGCGCTCGGCAATCGAGCCCCAGTCGCGGACGTAGTAGTTGCCGCGCATCCGCACGATCG